TTCAGAGGATCTTTATGTTTTGACAACTTATAGAACTGATACTTATCTTTTCGCACGTCAAAGCTCGAAGGCTTGGCTCCGATCCGGCCGTTGTATTTGATATAGTCGTAGCTGTCTGTCGTGAAGTGATTTTTGAGGGCAAGAAAGGTGGTGTAGCTCTCGAATGGAGTCATACTGGTAACTTTGCCCTCTTTGGCATGAAGTTGAGTTCTTCTGCTTCATCTTGAAGCTTTGCCTTAATACGAATGTTACTCCGAATAATACTCGCAGCAGCTTCGATCTCGATGTTATTCTTTTCGCAATAGTGGACGACGGCATCCATATAATCTAAATTATAATTGATAACCAATCGTTCAATTTCTTGAATGAACTTTTCAGAGGTCAGTGCTTTTGTTGAAATGACGTCGTCCACCATGATATAATTATCCTCGATAAAAAATATGTGCGCCAATTTTAGTCGTGCGATCAAAGACTCTGCCCCATGAAGGCCTTACATAATCTGCGTGGTAAAATTTTGCGCCTTTTGTAACGTCAGTGTAGTTACCTAGATATACGTCTTCAGCAACAGCTGTTGCCTTACGATATGCTGATATGTCAGCTATTCGCTTTCCTCCCTCACACTTCCATGAAAATTGGCATACGCCTCTGGCCTTTTGATTAATGACCGCACATGGAGTCTTCGGAAATCTTTTGTCTTTTACGCGATTTAATACTACATTATTCACCGCGATTTTGCCTTCTGTTGACTCGTGGCCTGCTTCGAAATATGTATTGTCGGCCATGCATCTGATTTGTTGTTTGTCGTGTTGATTAAGATACACAGCTTCTTTCACAATAATTTGTTTTTCAATTATTTTAGTTATCGGAATCTTTATGATCTTGACTTCAGGTTCTTTGGTTGGTATCGCGATGGCTAAGATCAGAATGAGTATTAATCCAACACAGAATCCTTCAGTCCATCGAAGGTACGGGAAATCTTCTTTATTTTCAAAAAGTTTCATGTTTGTCCTCTTAGTCTCAATGACTTTGGCAAACAGAGACTACTTTCCAGGCATCTCAGCCATATAGTTTTCTGCCGCTATAAGAAGATACACAAGAGAATAACGAAGTATCTTCCATCCATTTCCCTCTTACTGGAAATGCAAAATCATTAGTGTTTTCGTCGGTGGCATCTGAATGGTGCCGCTTTCTAGCCATCTAAGACTTGAAGTTTTTGTAAGAGTCAATGGAGGGATTAACCTCCGTCATATTTTATTTATATGGTCGCCAGCAGTTTTCTGGCGACTCGTAGCACCAGCTATTCAGCTGGTAGTAAAGTGGCCCGTTCTGTTCCAAGGTGGAGCCATACCCGTGTAGATCATGCCGCTAAGCGGATATCTGCAAAGCTATCGTTATCGTTAGCATTTATGTTTTGTGGCACTTTGCCAAGCAATCAGTCTCGAATCGCCCTATTACACGAAAATCGATATCCTGGTCACCCCCGTAAATGGTGGAGGTGCGGGGAGTCGAACCCCGGTCTTTCCGCCTTTATTGTTGATTGTCAACAACTGATATTCTATTTATACCCCAACGGGCTTTAATTGTACATGCTTAATTGCACCAAGACTGCTTTGCATCACCAAAATATGCACGTGCAAAACCATTCTTGATAAGCAGCTCTCGAAGGCTCATGCCGTCGAATAGCATGTCTCCGAGGACACGACCACCGAACTTATCCCAATCATACAGAACAACTTGATGCTTCTTTGTAGAAACAATCAAATCTTTGACAAAGACAGAAGCCTGTTCTCCGCGCTTCTTCTCACTCTCACACTTGGCGCGAAAGCTCTTTTCAGGTGTATCAACGCCAAAGATTCGAACGCCGAGTTCAGGCTTCAAAGGCGCTGGTAGATACGGCGCGGTAATGACAATCGTATCACCATCAATCGCACGGATAATGGTAGTATCATATGTCGCACCGACAGGCGTCTTCTGTGTCTGTGCGATCGCAGGAGTAGATAGCGCCAAAAGCGCAAGAGCAACAAATTTCTTCATATATTTTCCTTAGTTACAACGAGTTTCCCAGTAAACGTAGCGTTCACCATAGCGCCATTCAGTGATCTGTTCGCGAACACAATAGCTTCTATCATATCGATAATCTGGCGGATAGTAGTTATTATCGGTGTTGCGGTCTAAATTATAGTTAGGATCCCTGCGTGAGTCTCTACGATTATTCGATGAGAGTACACCTACAACAACACCGCCGATGATAGCTCCACAGAGCCAACCACAACCTCCGCCGCGCCGTTGATTTTGATCGCGCCACTCTCTGCGGTCATTGCGATCATTATTTTGTGCAAGCGCTGGAGCAGAGATGAGCATGCTTGCAGCAATTACAGATGCAATTAGGTTTTTCATTTTAGAACCTTCCATCAATATCAGCAAACATGACTCGCTTCCTTGGATCACCACCGGTGATACACCGAGTCAGTGTGAGAGCTTCTTTATAATCCTTCGTATGGAATACTACAGGGAAGACGATCTCATCGTCTTTCACTTCTAGAGACATTCCTATAAAGTAAGTACCGTTTTCTTCTACCATAAACGTATTTATAATTGGGAGAACCGAAGCTCTCCCAATCACGTTATGCGGCATCTGCAAATTCCACCGCAGTTTCGAGTGCCTTCGTCTTCAGGTTCTTGTTCGAACCGTACCAAGCAGAAGTCATACGATTGTCTGCATTGCGGCCGATCATGTGATCGGTCATGAAGGTGACAGCATTGAAAGCCTGCCACCAGCTACCTTCGCCATATTCAGCACCAGGCTGCTGATCCATGATTTCGAGAGCGATACCAGCATTCTTGCTGAGATCTTTCTTCGAACCAGTCACAGGGAACACTCGCTGAAAATACTCGACGATGTTCTCATCGGTGTAACGCTTCGAACCAAGATAAGCGGCCATTTCCTTGTACTTGGCAAGCTTTTCCTTGGCGACACCGAGTGTTTCCTTGACAACGTCACCGTCAAACTCGCGACGATGGCTGACCTTCACAATCTTACTCGACTGGCTGTTGAGCGAGAGAGTCAGCGTGTTGTTGCAAACCACACGAACAGGAGTGAAGCGAACATCGATCGACCAACCATACTTATGTGGATTGGTGAAGAGCAGATAGGAATCAACCTGATCACCACTGAACAACTCGAAGGAATCCTTCACCTTGGCCAAGGCCCAAACAAGCTGACCATCGCGAAGCGAACCAGCGGTATGCATTTCCATCTCACCGGCTGAAACGAAATCATTGAAGAATTCGAAAGCTGACTCGTTTTGATTCGGTACCCAATCATTGGTGATGACATCGAGGATCTTATTGTCGACGTCGCGCACCAGAGCTGAGTGACCGATATCAACCTGCTTACCACCGATATCGGCATATGCAGGAACTGGATTGACCTTCCAGTCAAGGTTTGCTGCCTTCAGCATCTGATTCGGCGTGAGGTCGTTCGAGACCTTCGTGCCGAGGTGATGCCATGGAGTTTCGCCTGCATAAGCCATCGAAGCCTTGCCGTCGAGGAATTCAATCATATGAGCCATTATATAGTTTCCTTTTTCAGTTTGGTATAACCATTCTACCATAGAATGGTCTATTTGTACATGTTTAATTTACGCGGGAGTGATAATCCAAAAACCTGCGAACAGGATTGGAATCGCAATGAAAAAAGCGAGGCTAGTGAGCATCTCGTTGCGAAACTCTGCAGGAGTCATAGTAGCCTTCATATCATTGATAACTTGAATAATCTTGTTCATGTTTGCTTCCTTCTTCATTATAGGTTCACCTTATATTGTTTTTAAAATAATGTACATGCTTATTTTTCGATATCAGCCTGCTCATTGAGCCTGCTCATCGTAGCCCTCCAAAACCGTTTCGTCGCTCCAGACATAAGCAGCGTTACGGAACAAAGCTGCGGCCTGTTCGAAGCTGTAATCTTTGCCAATCGACTTCAGATAGTCCTGAGTGGCGATAACGGCAGTATTAACGTGTGCGTCAAACATTTGAATTTTCCTTTTCGTTGTTGATATAATCATTATACACAGTTTTCGAGATATTGTACATGTTTATTTTCAAATTAAGATGCTTGCAAGCAGCATTCGTCGAAATAAGCCATGTCGCGGACCGTACGCTTTGCA